TTATCAATACAATAATATTTCTGATGAGCACCTTTAATAGTGATACCACCTTTTTCTTTACATTCAGCAACATATGTGGTGCGGTCATTATAACTCTCAACGGCTGCCCAAATACCAAATGATAGTGCTATTGTTATACCACCAAAGAAAATAATATCCTCTGTATCAGGCATATTCCAATACCACCAAGATTTGAATTGTTGATATTTACTTAACATTTTTCTCTCCATACATTAATTGCATCGCATCCAAAATACAATCATCAATTGGGTTATGTTTAGTGATATGAATAGACGAATCGAATTGTTCCATCCAAGGAGGCAACACTACTTTCACATAACCATTCTTCGTGCCATATAGAAAATCAATTGCTGTTCTCACATCTCTCCATCGGGCATAGGGAAATACAGGGGTTAGGCCAATCTGTTCTTCTATGTCATCCATCACTAACTGGTCAAGGTTGCCACGTGCCCATACCCAACAATCATTATCATTCTTGGACTTTGCCCATTCTCTGAGCCTTTCATACCCATCCTCAAACTTCTCATCAATGTCAGGATTAGGTTTAAATGACCAATTCTTTACATTGTCACATTGTTTTGCCCACCATTCCATAGTGGATTTGCCACTTGTTCGGTGTAATCGTTTCATCTGGTCAACCACATCAAACTTGGCAAAGAAAGCATCTTGTCTTAGTTTATTATGGTCTGGTTCTTCTTCAGGTTTAAAGTATATACAGGCCATACTCAGGATGACTGAATTAGATTGCTTACCAAGTGTTTCAACATCAAAAATGAACATAAAAAAACTCCACTAGAATAATTAGATTATATCATAGTGGAGTCTGTTTTGAGGCAATATTACTTTTTATTCTCGGCAATCCATTCTTCTTCACCTGCAAAATATGGTGCATCCTTTAGTGCTTCTTCAGCTGACCATAGTATCTGGTATAGTTTTTGTTTCTGTCCCCAGCAATAGAATCCATCCATATGCCAGTCATTCATGTCTATCTTTAACTGTTGAATCTCATTTACCATTTTATATTCTCCGTGCCATCACTGTCAAAATCGGGTATCTCTACATACCAATCATCCTCTTGTAGGATATACTCACCTTTGCGTTTCTTCTCATTATCTATTGCTCGCTTCTCATTCTGTCTGGTAACCATTGCGGCCGTTGCGAGACCTTCTGGTGTCTGAGCATAATCTAAGTTTCTATCCCTTAATACTTCCTTTTTTTCTTCTGATACTGCCCTTTGGTTGGCACAAGATTGTGAGCAGAATTGGCCTCTTTTACGATGCTCAACACCACATTTAGGACAGTTCTTTAGACGATATACACCAGCCATTTATTTGGTCGACCACTTTAATCCCAATAATTTATATAACACACGGCGATAGAATGGTGGTTTTTCTTTGCCAACTATGACCGTTGATTGTGTGTCAATCTGTAAACTGGCGGCCGTAATTATGACATCACCTGGAACTGTCGCAACCGTAGTAAATTGCATACCTGTAGGATAGGGACCATGTGTGCCTGCAATGCCTTTGGCACGAATATAGTATTCATGTGGATGGCATTGACTATAATCTAAATCCAACTTTATCTGTTCGGTCAATGGCCAAAAGAATTGTATCTCTTGCTGTTTCATTTTAATATGCCCATCCTACCATAGTTTTTCTGACACCACTATCTACCATTCCAGCTTTATGTAATAAATTGGATGGAAAAACAACAACGTCACCTTTCTCATGTAATAAACTTTTACTTTCATCAGTTAAGAATAAACCTCCTCCAGTAAATTCTGAAGAATCACTCAACTGACAAACCACTGTTAGTTTTCTTGGAATTCTTGATATGGATACACCATCATATTGGTCTCTATGCCACTCATATTTTTCACCAACATCATATTCAGCATACTGCAATCTTTGACATCCTGTTATATCATAATTCCATTTAGCGGACTTATTGGCTCTCTGTAAATATTGCATCAACACACCTTCAAACCAATGGTGTTGTTTTAAGAAATATATTTTATTATTTCTAATTTGTTCATCAATTCTATGTTCACTGGTTACTGATGCTTGTTTTTTATTTACACCAGACATCTCACTTAAAACTACATCACACACTTCAGTGGGAATACTTTTTTCCCATTTCCAATATCTCATTTGGTTGAGCCACCAAATACCTGAGATTCTAATTCAGCCACACGCTCTCGCAACTGTCTGTTTTCGTGTATAAATTTAGACTGTTCACTCTCAAGGATTCTGATGTATCCTTCTAATTGATTGATTTGTCCTGGGAATTCTTCAACGGCATTAATCATATACTACCTCAATAGTTCATCATCTGAAACAACAGTTTACTATTAATTTCGTTCCTTGTCAATGCTTTTTGCAACTTTGCCTCATAACTTGCCTCGATTTGATTTGCCAACCACTTCATAGCGGCAATCTCACCGTCTGTACCTATCATAGCTAAAGCATCATCCACCATTATTTTCTTTTCTAAAGCGTTCATATTACCTCCTCTCCATTATATGTATGCGAGGAAATAAAAAAACCCACCGAGTGGTGGGTTACTGTTCAATCATCTCTACCGGACTATGCTCAATTACAAAATTAATATAATTGACTGCACTATCTTCATCGGTAAAATATCGGACTAAGGTTTGACCTGTATGTAAGGATGTGAATACTAATAATATATTATTATCACGGTAAGTGGAGAATTTAATTCCCCACCCATTCCTTATAATAGGCGAAAAGCTGCGGGAGTTATTTTTTATCTCCAGCATAAGCAAAACCCTTGATTGTTCCTGTTTCGATGATTTCTTTTGCATTTTCGTAAGTTGTATCTACTAATTCTGTTACCTTCAATAGGTATGTAGTAGATTCTTTACCTGCAAATTTACCAATTGCTTCGATACCAGACATAATTGCTTTAGTCTGTGCATCCAAAACTGTAAGAGCAAATTCTTTAGATTTCTTTTGAACATCTTTCAACTCTTTAGGCTGTAGAGCGTCAGTGAAAATCTTAGATTGTGTTTCAAGTGTTTTTTGAATAGTAGTAAAGTCCATGTTAATCTCCATATTAGACAATTAATTAAAATAGGTCTCATTGAGCACCTTCTATAATTATATATGCTTTTATGTTGCACTGCAATATGAATTTACTACTATTGCCTCATGTTTATCACATTATGAAACGGCATCCTCAAAATTCATCTTAGCAATAATGTAGTCTTTAACTAAGCTGGAACGGACAATATCATCAGGTGTGAATTCAATACGGGTAAATGCCTTCATGTGCATAGCGATATCAAAGAATTTAAGAATACCTGACATATCATTCTTTTTCTTATTCAAGTCGGTCTGTCGGTAATCACCACACCAAATAATCTTGGACATATGCCCCACACGGGTCATAACGGTGTCGATTTCTTCAAAGGTTAAATTCTGCATCTCATCTACAATAATGATGGCATTATCAAATGACATACCACGAATGAAACTGGTGCTAATGAATTCAATATGGTGTTGCTCTTCTAATCTATCCCAAGCATCTCGGCGCCCAAATAGATTCTCACATATTTGTCTGTATGGCTGTTGATAGATTTCCATTTTCTCATTCACATCACCAGGTAAATGTCCCATATCTCTTGATTGTACCGCTGACCTAACTACAATAATCTTATCAAAAGGATTGGATTTGTCCATAACCTCTTCTATTGCCTTGTATAATGCACAAAAGGTTTTACCTGTACCAGCAACACCATGTAGTGCAATAAAGTAATCACCTCTTTTATATGCATCAAAAAATTGTTTTTGATTATCGGTTAGTGGTTGAAATGTTCTTAGGTCATCAATCCTCAATTTGAGGTGATTGGTTGGTTTGCTAGTTGAAGATTTACTGTCGACAACATTATTAGCGGTTGATTTACGAGCCATTGATACTCCTGTTAATTGTTAAATCTTGCCGGTATATGTTCGGTTTAACATAGTGTGGTTGTGGTCTGTTGGTCCCCAATCACCGTCTGGATGAAATGCAACAACTACCATATTGTCACCTTCAGTCCTAAATCTATGTAATTCTCTTTCTTCGATACAGAAAACAACACCTTTCGTCAGTGGATATTCCTTCTCACCATCAGGTCCTTTAATACAAGCAAAACCACTACCACCAACAACAGTACCTAATCGCAAGCTTGGATGTATGTGATAAGATTGATTTACATTTGGAGGAAAGTATAGTGCGTTTAAAGATGGGTCACCCAATCTAGGAGGATATATTAAAAGACTATCACTACAACCGTCAATGTAACAAAGTCTTCCTGATTTTTCTAAGGGACCACCAACCATATCTTGTCCACGAAATCCAATTCTTGTGATTAATACAACTTGACCAGTATAATGAATTTCTTCAGTTCCCCAAGACCAATAACAAAAATATTGACCCTCACGTGCAATCATTTTATTGGGTAGAGTTACTTCGCCAGTGTGAACATAACCATATATTGTTGAACATTCATTGGTGTATGTGAATCCTTGATTTTTATATTCAGTTGCATCATATAGTGCAGCAGCTGATGGATACATTGTATCGGTATAATCAAGGGATTGTTTATTTTCTTTAGAGTAAATTTTCATTTTAATTTATAATAATGATTTCAAATATCAATATGAGAATATTTATACACTAGAAATTTTTCCTAATACGTGTGATTTGTGAATTTTACAGGTCACCCAAGAGTTATAATAATTCTCACTCAATAAAGCGTGTCGAGAGAATATTTCCCATGTTTCCCAATAACTACAGGCTGACCTTGATTTGCATAGGTGTAGAATTTCTCTTGTGTATTGTTCTTCTCCATTGATTTTAACTTCGGCTTTTAATTCCTCACTGGAACTCCAATAGGTCTCCCAATCAGAAGATACTCTGATTTTCTTTTTCTTGCCTTTAACCTGTTTTGTTTTTGCTTTGGTGAAGAATTTTTTACCAACATATTTTCTGCTTGTTGGTATGTGTGTGATGAGATATACAAAACCGAGGTGGTCTTGTATATCTTCTTCTTTGAATTGTTCTGTTGTATTATGATATAACCAAGTCATTAATAATCTTCATCCTGTTCCATCTCGCTCTCCTGTATATAGGTAGAACAGAACGGACAGTATGTAGGACTATCTTCACAATTTATTTCATCATATTCAATTTTATACTTAGATTCACATTCAGAACAATGATGTTTTATTGACACCATGACTGTTTTGCATCTCCATAATATTCACGAGCAAAACCATTTTGAATTAGTTGTGTTCGTAAAGATTGACCATTAAGAATAATATCACCTAAAACACGACCACCAAATTTGTCCCATCCATATAGAACTACTTGGCGTTGTGTGCTGGCAGCCACAAGTTTCTTAGTAAACACGGATGCTGCCTCACCTCGTTGTTTTTCTGATTCGCATTGACCTCTGAATCCTTTTTCTGGTGTATCAACACCATAAATTCTAACTGCCAATTCAGGTTTCAATGGTGGTGGTAAAAATGTGGCTGCAATAACAACCGTATCACCATCACTTACACGAATAATCTGTGCATCATATAGAACACCTTGCGGTGTCTTTTGTGCTAGTGCCAATGTAGGCACCAATAAAAGAATTGCTAATAGTTTTTTCATTTTATCCTTTATATAAATCACTTGTAAGTAAAATTGGTTCACCGTTTGCATCAGATAAACACTGAGTCCATGAACCATCTTCATTTTCTGTTAATACTGTAATTGCAAACAAATCTTGTATTGTTTCATAATAGGCTTGTCTGATTGTATTCTGTAATACTTTAGCATCTTCAAAAGTTGATGCTTCTTCTTCAAGTCCTGTTGCTTGATTATGTATTCTATATTTTTTTGTCATGATACTGCTCCATATACTGTTCCATTAGTTATCCAAGTTACAGAATAACCATTCAACTTAATTGCTTTACCTCCTGCACCGCCAGCCGGATTATAATATCCATAATACCAACCACGTCCACCTGAAGCACCCCAACCACCGCCACCGCCACCGCCAGAATAGCTTCTTGGACAATCACTACCATTATTTCCTGCCGAACCACCACTACCACCAGGATTGTAAGCACCATAGGATCCACTATAT